GCCCGGCTTCGATCAGGATATTTAGCAAGTATTCCCCCGCGTCCAATTCTACAAAAGGCGCGGGGGTGTTGTTTGCGGTGTGACGCATCAAACGGCTTTCTTTGGGCCTGTCTGTTTTGTCGTTCTTTAACTCAATAATGGCGTTCAACCATCCAGCTTGGTGGGCGGCAAGTATTAGTTGCCCTTGCCGTTTCCCAAGCGGTTCGCTTGCTTAGATGCAAAGTCGCTGCATTGCTTCGCAAACGGGTTGTTGGACATTTCAAACACAGGGTCGCCGTCTTTATTCAAAACAGGTTCGCCGTCCGCATCCTCTTTCACGCCCATATGCACAAACGTCAGGTTCAAAAACCACATCGCATCGTCTGCGGTTGCGGGCTTGCCGTCTTTGTCCACGTTTTCAAAACCAACAATGAACGGGGCCGCAGCTTCGCAAAGCTGATCGTGAACGTCTTCCATCACGCGGGCTTCGTCGTCGCTGCCCTTGGCCTTTGCGGATTTTGACATCATAGCAGCCTTTTGTGCTGCCCGCATTTTCGCTTGCATGGATGCCGACGCTGTACCGCGCAAGATAACACGGCAAGGCTTGTCCCCGTCCATCAGCGCCTCGCCTGTCCATTCGTCAACGATCTGCATCGGCGATCCGGTTTCCGCTTTTGCGCGGCTGTCAAATTTAGAAAAATCCATCGTTTATATCCTTGGGGTTCTGGTTCAAGTGGGGCGACGGGCGAACCAAACCGCGCCGCCCCGTCCGCTAGGCGGATTTAGGCAGGTTCAACATCGTCCACTGTGGCCGCGTTCTGCTTGAAGTTGATTGAAGCGCCTTCGAACGAACTGTCGTCCTTTGGGTTTTCTTCATATGTGTGAAGGTAGCCATGCGCGTACTGCACAACGTCAGCCGCAACAGGTGCAGGACCGTCGCCGGTATCAGTGCCAGATCCGCGAACAATCTTGAGCGAGTAAACGCCCGACTGCGCATTGGCCGCAAGGATAGCTGTGGCGATGCCTGTGTCAGTGCCGTCGCCATGAAAGGTCAGGGTGGTATCTTTGCCAGTCGCCGCGCCTTTAACGCCAGACGTAAAGCCTGTTCCGAGGTCTGACACATCAATGTTGTTGTGCGTCACACCAAAGACGGGCAAAGACTGCGTGCCTTTAAGCTGCACCCACGTCAAGGCTTCAAAGCCTGCCTTGTTGTTGGTGGCTGGCGAACCTGCTACGCCGTATAGCGTCAGGCCAATGTTGTTGTTGGTAGTCATGTGCTTGGTATCCTTTCAAGCGATTAAGCCCAACGCGGGCATTTATTTATTGACGCGAAACCAGCCGATTTTCAGCCATGCATCAATATCTTTTTCAAGGGGTGTAGCGAATGCACCGGCCTTGTTTGTGAGGTTTGCTTTGACGGGTTTTGCGGCAACGCTTGTGGGGCTTGCCAGTGGCGCATCAATGCGGGTCGCAGTGTTTTGCTTTTTCATGTCATACTTTCGTAACTGATATAAATCGGGGTTTCCCACCGCACGCCTTCTTCGCGGCCTTGTCGCACGCTGTGGCCTGTTATCGTGACCCGCGTGTCGTTTGCAGTGACGCGCAGCCCGCGCTTGAAATAGCCGACAATCTCGCCCGCCTTGCGCTTTGTGACCACTTCGTAAACGTCAAGGGGTGAAACCAGCGTGATGACCAGAAACCCTTGCCGCATGTAAACTTGATCCGATAGCCCGGCCGGGACGTTATCGTTCGGCAACAAAAACAGCGTGACGTGTTCGTCTACGGGTTGGTCGCCGCCCTTTTGTGACCACAACGCGGGGTAGCCCAGCGCGGTTGCCATAACGTCCGCTTGCGCGTTCAGGGCTTGCAGGATGTCGCTTTCTACATTGCTCATTGTCTGCCGATCTCTATGTTAAGCTGTCGGACAATGCTTTGGAATTTCTGCACAGTCAGCGCGACCATTCCAGCCGGCGCCTTGCGTGAAAAGCCGCCGATTGTCTTTGGCCCGTCAGGATAGCCGCCTTCTTCCAACTTTAAGATATAGGGCAGGTTGTTTGTCAGGTAGATAATGTCGCCCGCGTCCATAGTCGCAATCTTTGCTTGCACTTTTGCCATAGTTGCCGCGCCGCTGGGGTCTGTTGCGTTCACGGTTCCGGTCGCTGGTGAGCCGATAGACGGTTGCCAGTTTGCCCGCGCGCCGCCCTTATCAACGGGGGTTTCAAATATCACATTGCGGAAAACGTCCTTTGCAACGCGCCGGGCTAAGGTGTCCATCTTGCGCTCGGTTTTTGTCTGCGCTGCCCGCAATTGATCCGCAAAACTACCCACGGCAAACCATGTCATATAGGGCAGTCTCACCACCCGATGCCACGCGGCCCGTGTCAACAATGGTGCGCGCTTTTGTGATGCCAGCAAACGAAAATGTCACAAGATCCGCAGACGTGATTTCAATCCCGATAGGCTCAATGATTACTTGGAAGTCGCCAGCCTTAATGTTGGTCCCGTCAACTCGGCTGCCGTCGATCAAAAATATCGCCATGCGGGCTGTGTATTTAGACGGCGGGCCTTGCGTACCGCCTGCGGGGTTTGCGGGGCCGTCGCCATAGGTTTCGCCCACGCGGTCAATTATGCCTGTCTGGATCGCGTCCGGTTGCTTTGCTGCCAGCTTGTCAAACGCGCCTGTGACCTTGCTGCGAATTGTAGCCATTAGCCGCGCACCATATTAGCCATGCCCACGCCGCCACGAATGTAACCGCGCAACAGCCCTTCAACCGCAACAATGCGGGGCGTTGATGTTGGCAGGTTATCGCCCGCAATTGTAATCGGCCCGACTTTGATGCTTTCGCTTGTCGTGCTGGTTTCAATCGTGGCAAACGGATCAAGGCCGCCTTGCAGGATAAACGCCATTTCAAATTGCGCGTGTTTGATGTCCAGCGGGATTGTGTCAGGATCGACCGGCCAGCTATCCACAAGGTCGTTAATTAAACGCGGAAATGATCGCGCTTGGAATTGATATTGCTGCATTCCAATAAATTGATTTTTGCGGTCAAGGTAGCTTGCAGCTTTGCGCATGTTGATTTCGTTTGCCGCATCGGTGGCAGCAAGCGTGTAGCCCATGCCCAGCGCATACCCTTCATAGTCCGCAAGCGTGCCGTAGCTGTCAGCGTTTACGCCGCCAATTGTGGTATCAAGTGCCATTTGCGGTCCCTTCTAAACTTAGTGAGGCGGCAAGCCTAAACCTGCCGCCCTGCTAAATTTAGCCCAGCAATGTTGCGACGAAATTCGGCTTCCAAACCTTCGCGGCGTAAAAAGTCGTAATGTCAAACATCGACTTTCCATAGCCCTTGTAAACGCCGATGTCGTAAACAAGACCGGAGAACGGATCTTGCACGGTCAGGCGGTCAACAGCCGCATCGCCACCCAAAGGCTGCGCAGGCGGACGCACAACCAACTCACAGGCCGCGCGGTGGAATGCCACGTTTGCTGTGTGGTTGTTCAGGATTGTGATGTTGTCGTTGTCAGGCAACGCAACCCGCAAGCCCGGCGCAGCGATTGTGATGTTGCCAGTCGCGCCAGACGCAAGGCCAATTTCAACAACATACTTGTTTGCGGTGTCGGATGCGAAGGTCACAACGTCACCGGCTTTGTAACCTGTGCCGCCTGCGGTGATGTTTTCCAGCGGGATAACAGTCGCGCCAACAGCCACGCCGGATGCGTCGTTTGTGCGCCCGCCTGTTGCCGAACCTTTGACGTGCGCTGCAATGCCGTTGCTTTCCTTGAGCATCAAGCCCTGAAGGTTCAGCAATTCGCCGCGACGCAACAATTCTTCGCCGCCAGCTTCATTGACACGCTGCAATTGTGCAAGGTTGCGCAGCTTTGTACCGGCTGCGGTGTTCATCGCAATTGTGGATTGCCCGTCAAGTGGCATTCCGTTGTCAACCAAGATTTGACGAATTTCTGCAACTTCATCAAAGTTAGAACCGAATGGGGTTGTGCCAGCCGTACCGATTGCGCGCGATGCACCAAGTGCAAGCGTAGAAGCCGTGTGGCTTTCAATTGCGTTGGTGATTTTGCGCATGGCTTGTGCGATTTGGTCGCCATAGACGGTTTCGTATCCAGCGCCGTTGTTGAGGTGCTTGATGTCCTCGCCGGTGTAAGGGATCTGAATGTTGGCAACCTTGTCGATGGTCATGGTCTTGTTGTCAACGGTCTGGTCATCGCCCTCTGGGATGGTCATCGCAGGCGCATAACTGTCGTTCAGCGTTGGCGTGCGGGTGTAGGCAGCGCGAACCGTGTCACCAAACGCAGCACCTTCGGAACCGGCGTTGATTGTAACGGATGGAATGACGCCAACCAATTCACGGCCAACAATGTCG